CTCCAGTTGAAGACAACGACACTAATCCGCCGGTGGTTGAGGAAGTATGACGCTGATCGTGCGGCCTGGGTTTGAATGGTGGGACCCGTCGTTGATCACCACAGCGTTGTGGCTGGATGCCAATGATTCCGCCACCATCACCCAAAGCGGCGGGGCTATCACCACTTGGGCCGATAAGAGCGGCAACAACAGGAACGCCACTGCTGACGGCAACCCTACCTACAGCGCCACTGGTATGAGCACCAACAAGCCAGCGGTGCAGCTTGACGGCACAGGTGATGGCTTCGTGTCTTCTATCACTGGCATCGGCAGCTTCAATGCGCTTGATGTTTATATGGTGACGCAAACAACAGCAGCGGCAGCGGCTGATACAAACAGTGGTACTTTTTGGGGATATGGAAATGTAAGCTTGGCTGGCGGAATTTATCCGGCCTACAGAGCACTAGCCCTTTCTTCCTCAACTAGTGGTTTAAGTGGAGAGCTTATAACTTTATTGTTCGATAATGCTAGTTTTGATACTGGCCGCTTGGGCAGCAGTACATATGCACGTGCAGCAAATACAGCGCAAATACTAAATAGCAAAAACTCTACTTCTGGTACTTTACTATTTTCCAATGGGGCTGCTGTAACTCTTGGATTAACAAATCAAATCACAACTTCTACTAGCGCTGCTCCATCTAGCGTTGGCTATACAGTTGACAGCAATTTTTACATTGGAGCGACTAGGGCTAACGCAGCACTTTCCTACAGCCCAGCAATAAAATTTGCAGAGATAATCGTAAGTTCTACATTGCTAAGCACTCTTGACCGGCAAAAACTAGAAGGCTACCTAGCCCACAAATGGGGGCTTGCCGCCAACCTCCCCAGTGATCATCCTTATAAAACCAACGCACCTGCACCATGACCAACACCGAAACCTATAACTCTAATCACCTCGTGGAGGTAATGTCATGAGCCCGATTTATGTGCCGGGGAAGGTGGTGTTGCGTAAGACCTGGCAGCCGATGGACGCTCACGCGGCTGCCTACATCACCGCCGTGGAAACCGCAGATGGCCAAGCACTGGAGGAGAAGACCAAGATCGCCATTGATAACTTTGTGCTGGGGTGCAAGGCGGATGGGATCTGGAGTGCGATCAAGGCCAGTTGCATCTTGAGTGGGGCGCGGACACTGAGCGGGGCGCTGGTGCCGCTGGTTGGTACGGCGCCGACCAACTTCAACTTCGTTACCGCTGACTACAACCGCAAGACGGGGTTGGTGGGGAATGGGACCACAAAGTATCTGGATAGCGGCAGGTTAAGCAGCTCTGACCCGCAAGATAACGTTCATCTGAGCACTTATGTAACCACCGCAGCCAGTGCCGGAAACACCTTTTACATGGGCTCCGCTTCCACAACTGAGGGCGGCAGTGAGTTAATACTTGGACAAACTACAACACCAGTCTTCAGAGTGCGGTGCAGGAATGGTACACCTTTTGATGTGAGGGTGACAGGGGCTTTGGAAGGATTTTTTGGTGCTTCGCGATTATCTTCAGCCAATTTTACCGTAAGAGCAGGTTCGTCTAATGCAACAGCAACTAGTGTTTCTCTAAGTCTTACTACGGGGCTTCCACTTTATATTTATGGACGGTATCTGAACGGGGCGCTAGCTGCTCCTGTCAACGCCCGCCTCGCCTTCTACTCCATCGGCGAAAGCCTAAACCTCGCCCTCCTCGACGCCCGCGTAACTGATCTCATCAACGCCTTTGGAGCTGCTATCCCATGACCTACACAGTAGACACTGCCACTAATCACGCCTGGAGGATGGTGCCATGAGTTGGGTTATTACGCCTGCACAGAGGACAGATCCAGACGCTTTGGCCTATTTGGCCGAAGTCGAGCGGGCCGACGGCCAAGCACTGGAATCCGGCGTGCGGGATGCCGTGATTGCTTTCGTGACTGGCTGCAAGGCTGATGGGATCTGGCCTGCAATCAAAGCCTCCTGCATCCTTGCTGGTGCTCGCACTCGCATTGGCGCTCTTACGCCTTTGTCTGGGGTGGCACCTACAAGTTTCAACTTTGTTGATGCAGATTACAATCGAGAAACCGGATTAAAGGGCAACGCAAGCAATAAATATCTAAATAGCAACCGGGCCGACAATGCTGATCCGCTAAATAGCTTTCACATGTCAGGTTACATTACTACTACGGCGCTTGGCGGAGCAAATGAATTTTTAATGGGTGGCGTAAGCACTGGGTCAAATCTGGGCAGTTTTATTTTTAATGGTACCGGCAACTTGCGAGTGACCCTTAGAGCAACTGGCACAGACACCTTCAACATTTCCGGGGCTGGAGGATCGACTGGATTTATTGGTGGGTCTAGAAGCGGGGCGTCAGCATCTGATTTTCGTGTTCAGCAAACTAATTACACCAGCAGTCAATCTTCTACTACGGCTGCCACACATAATAATTTCGTTTTTTGTCGATCAGTCAATGGCGCTCCTGGGTCTTTCACCAACGCCCGCCTAGCCTTCTACTCCATCGGTGAATCCCTAGACTTGACCCTGCTGGATGCCCGCGTCACCACACTAATCAACGCCTTCGCGGCAGCTATCCCGTAGAGCCCTCGTAGTGTCCCCGACTTGTCAGCGCCTTCTGTGCTATTAGTGGGGTGGGCCAGCGCAGCGTCAACTGCCTGGCCCGTGACCAGATCCACTACGAATGGACCCGATGACGCAAGCTTATGCGGCAGGCCCTGACCTGCCGACCCTTCACGACGCCTGGTGCTTGTTCCTGCAAGAGCGCAGTATCTCGCTCTCGCCTACCAGCCTTTGCACCGACTACGCCCAAGTGACCAAATGGCTGGGTCGCTGCCCAGTGCAAGACCTGAGGCAAGGCCGCCAAGTGCTGCTTTGGGTGCTAAGTCAGCAGCCGGTCAAAGCCGCTAGACGCGTCACCATGTTCGTGCGCTCCATGTACCGCTGGGCTGCAGCCGAGGATGTTGCCCTACTGGAGCGCAATCCGGTCGCCAATTTCAGGATGCCTAAGGCACCCCAAAAGGATCACGAAGTTACCGTCATCCCAAGGGACGAGATCCAGTTGGTGCTAATAGCACTTGAGTCCAAGCGTCACCACTCTGCAGTCAACTGGGCCAATTTTGCTGAGTTCATGCTCCAGACCGCCATGCGAACCGGCGAAGTCCGCGCTCTCAAGTGGACCGATCTGGACGGCGACCGCATCTTGGTGCATAGCAACTACACCCTGACTCATGGCTACAAACCAAGCACAAAAACAAATAAACAGCGCTGGGTGCCGCTTAATGCCAGAGCCAAGGAACTACTTGAGACACAATCCCGCAACAGCGATTACATCTTTCCGTGGAATCGCTACGCCTTCCAGAGTTTTTTCCGCAACCGGGTAGACGAGCTACATAATGCGGGCTTGGTAAAAGCCAGATACCGCCCCTACGACCTGCGCCATGTGGCAATCAGCCGCTGGCTAGAAGCTGGTATTCCAGTTGCCCAAGCTGCAAACTGGGCCGGCAACACGAGCGAAGTGATCTGGAAGCACTACGCAAACAACACCCAAGAGTACGAAGTCCCCGTGCTGTGAGTCTGCGCACAGTCATGTTGCTGCCGGGTGCTGTGCCAACAGTCCCGGCTTTTTTAACTGCTAAAGTACAAGGGTCTAAGTAGTACACCTGTGTCCGAAGAACAGCAAGCACCAGCGGTTCCCGTGGAACCCGTTGCTCCCCAGCCTGTGGCTGAAAGCTCCGACCTGGCCGCTCAACTGGAAGCCGTCAAGGCCAAAAACGCGGAACTCATCAGCGAACGCCGCAAGGACCGCGAAAACCGCGAGGCCCTACAAAAGCAACTTGACGCCATCAAACAGGCACAGGAGGAAGCCAAAACCACAAAACTTGCCGAATCGGGCGAGTACAAAACATTGTGGGAAGAGGCGCAGCAAACCGTTGCCGAGTTGAAGCAGCAGCTTTCCGCCAAGGAAAGCGAGGTGGATCAAATCCGGCAAGGTTTTACACAGGAGCAGCTGAAATCCGCAGCTATTGCCCAGCTGTCACAGGCGGGTGCATTGGCGCCGGATCAGCTGTATCGTTTACTTCAGGAACACCTTCGCGCTAAAGATGGACAGCCTGTGGCTGTTGTCGGCGGCGTCGAACTTCCGGTCGGCGAATACATCGCCAACCTGAAAAACCCTGGTAGTGGTTACGAACATCATTTCGCAGCTACTAACAGGTCCGGAATGGGTGTAACGGGCAGTGCCCGCGCCACCGCTCTCCCCGGACAAAACAACCCTTGGCTCAAGGACAGCTGGAACCTTACCCAGCAAATGATGATTCTTAGCCAAGACCCTGACAAGGCCCGCCTCCTCAAAGCAGAAGCCGGCGCCTAGCCCCTGTGGGGCACACCCCCAACCTTGACTCCACTGGAGCTACCCCATGTCTTCCTTTGCAGGTAACTACGGGTCCGGTTCGACTTTCCTGTCGAACCTCGTCACCCGTCCCGAATTCCTTCAGTACACCGCCGAGTCCATCTTCGAGCAATCGAAGTGGATCCAAAGCGGCATTGTGCAGCGCAACGCTGCTCTGGATGCCCGCGCTGGCGGCACCCGGGTGCGCGTGCCCTTCTTCGACCCCATCGCCCCGACTGAGACCCAGATCCTCAGCACCAACACCTGGGGCGGTGGTGGCGGCTATCTCGTTCCCCAGAACGTGACGGCCGACGAGCAGATCATGACCCTGCTCCACCGTGGCTTCGCCTACGCCGCCGACGACCTCAGCAAGCTGGGCTCCGGCGCTGACCCCCTGGCCCACGTCCGCAACCAGCTGACCGCTGCCATCAACAAGCTGAAGACCGCCACCCTGGCTGCTCAACTGCTTGGTCTGTTCGGCCCGATCGCTGGTACTGGCGTCCTCGGCCCCAACCAAGTGAACGCTTCGTTCGCTGGTGTCCCCGGTTCCATGACCGAGGCCAACTTCCTGAACGTTGCCAACATCGTGAAGGTGAAGGCCAAGCTCGGTGAGCGCGGCGACGAGCTGGATTCGATTGCAATGCACTCGAACGTGGCTTACTACCTGCAGCAGATCGGGATGCTGACCTTCAGCGCCTCCGCTCTGTCGTCTGGTACTGCCATCGTCTTCGGCGGCGGCGGCGTGGGCATTGCCCAAACCGAAGTGCCGTTCTTCGCCGGCCTCCGCGTGGTGATCGACGATCAGCTGACCTACCTGGCCGGCGGTACGGCTACCCATGTGGTGAAGTACCCGGTCTATCTGTTCAAGAGCGGCGTCGTTTCCGAGGGTATTCAGCAGGATCTCCGTCTTGCTGCCGACCGCAACATCCTGTCCATGCAGGACGTTCTGGCTGTGGACTACCACTACGGTTACCACATCACCGGCACCAAGTGGGCCGCCGCTGGCGACAACCCGACCAACGCCGACACGACCGGCAACCTGGCCGCCATCGCCTCCTGGAACCTGGTGTACTCCTCCACCAAGCAAGTGCCCGTGGCACGTCTGCTTGTAAACACACCCCTAGATGTTACTGCGTACTGATTTACGCCGTAGACAACAAAAAGGCCCCCGTAACTGGGGGCCTTTTCTTTTGCGTCTCAGAGACCCAGTCGGATCCTTTCTTGCACCTCGAACGTCTCCCCGGTGTTCATCGTCATCTTGTACGACTGCAGAAACAGCTGATTGATGACGTCGAAGCTCACCTGGAGCATCTCGTGAATTTCCTGGGTGGAGAGCCCCTCTTCATCACGCAGGCGCCGGATCTCGGCGGCCACCGTTTCCAGGCTTCGTACTTCTTTACCAGGCAGCGCGGAAGGCGGCTTGGCCACTACGCTGGTGTCAGCGTCCACTTGTTTGCGAGCAGGCATGAGCATGGTGCGTCTCTTCGTACTACAGGATAACCGCCGCACGTTCATTGACGTCCCCTACGGCCAACATGTAGAGGCCCAAGCCGACCTCGAAATGGCTGGCGCAGATGTCTACCACGCGGCTTTACTGAGTGCTCCGCCGAAATCAAGAAACTACCGAAGCACAGCTAGACTGAATCAAAGACTGTATTAGCCGTGCCAGCAACAATCGACGCGACTCTCGGAGGCACCTCTGCGAACTCGTACGTCACGCTGGCTGCTGCCAACACGTACTTCGAGACCGTCCCCGACTCGAGCACCTGGACCAACAAGACCGACGACCAGAAAAACCGCTCACTGATTTCCGCCACCCGCTGGATCGACGCACTGAGTTTCTACGGCGACCGCTGCACCGAAACCCAAGCGTTGAAGTGGCCGCGTGAGGAGTACACGGTCGACGGCATCGACCTCGCCTGCACGCTGATTCCCGACGGCATCAAGGTCGCCACGTACGAGCTGGCACGCGCCTTCGCCAACGACACCAGCGCCATCACCGGCACCAGCGGCACCACCGGCATCTACGACGAGGTCGAGCTCGGCGAACTCCGCGTCAAGTACAACAAAACTTCACAAACCAGTGGCGTCATTAACAATGTCTTCGACGTCTACCCTTGGCTCCAGACATACCTAGGCCCGTACTGCATGGGTGGCGCGTCTAACCACGCCGTCCGCCTGTACCGAGGTTGACATGAGCCGCGTCGACACAACCTTCGCCGCAATCCCCGGCCCCCTTCTGCAGGAGTGGGGCCAAGACATCACGTACATCAAAACCTCCACACCCCGCGTCTACAACCCCACCACTGGTGCAGTGAATGGCGCGGACGTCAGCGTAACCATCAAGGCCCTGATCGTACGTGTAAACCCCCGCGAATCCGAAGGTCTCTACCAAACCACCGACATCAAAGTGATTTTCGGCACCACCGAGCTTGGAACGTACTACCCCACCGAAGCCGACCGCATCCAATACACCCAAGACGGCATCACCCGCGAAGCCAAGATTCTCAACGTCACGACTTACCGTGGAGACAATCCGGTACTTCACACCATCATTGCGAGGCCCCAGTAATGGCCCGTAACGAACTTGGAAGACTTTTTCAAAACCTAGATCGTTTCGCCACCGCAGCTTTTAGTCGCGCTCCAGCTGCAGCTGCGGAAAAAGTTGTCGCAGACTTGCAAGAACTCGGTCCCGCTTGGACAGGACGTTTTTCTAACTCATGGCAAATAAGCAGCGAAAGTCGCGCGGTATCTGGGAACGGCCAAGAAGGTCGCCCCCAAAAAATAAGCGCACCGCTACTAACGGGTCGTGAACTCCTCTTTAAGCCTGTCGTTAAGTACACCATCTCGAATTTTGCCAGCGGTCCACAAGGTCCGTACGCACTTGTTGCAATGGATCTGCAAGAGGGAACTTTCATCAACCCTGGTACTGCTCCACTAAAACCCTTTGACAGGGGCACACGCACAAGCGGAATTCGGGGTCAGCTAAATATCGGAACTACCGGGTCAAACAGACGCACGGCCCCACTTGACTGGTTTACGACGTACACAAATGGCGGTCAAATTGATAAGACAGTTCGAGTAAGTTTTGACCAAGCACTGCGAGGTATTTTATGAATTACCAAGCCATTCGGGCAGCCGCCGAAAATCCATTGCTTAATGCCTTTGGCGCACTGGTTCCTGCGGTACCGGTTTATTTCGACAACATCACCGCTGTTCCGCCCAACACCACAACCGAGTATGTCCGAGTAAACATCACATTCGGGATTACCAACGAACCCACCCTCACCTCAAGTGTGGACAACGCCCGAGGTGCCATCATCATCCGCATTTTTACAGAGAAAGGCCGTGGTCCTGCCCGCAATCAAACCCTAGTAACAACCGCAGTAAACGTACTGGAAACCCTGAACAACACAGCCAAAACTACAACTGGCGTGTACTTCCGTGTTGGTGAAATCACGGGCCCGTCTTTTTCATCTACTGATGAAAGCCCGATGTTTGTGAGTAGGATTGAAGCTCCCTACACTGCAACGGTGCTTTCGTAGTTACTGTTGCGGATAGACGCTAACCTGTATTAAGCCGGGCAGTGCCCGCCCCGTAACCCTCTCCTGGTACGCCCTATGGCCACCACTGTCCTGTCCGGCACGTCCGGCGCCCTCTACTACAAACCCGCCGGTACTTCCGGCACGTTCGGTGAAGCCCAAGTCGATGCTGCCACCGACATCATCACCGTTCAGACCTACCTGAACTTCAAGGCAGGTGACCCCGTCAAGTTTTCCGTGGTGAACAGCCAAACCGGCGGCACCGGCACTGGCACCCTGCCCGCCGGCATCACCGGTGGCACCACCTACTACGTGCTCAGCTACACGGCTGCCACTGGTGCTCTTACCGTTTCTGCTACGGCAGGCGGCGTGATTCTGCCCATCACCGACGATGGCACGGCTGTCACTCCCAACGAGTTTGCAGTGAACTACGCCGACTTCGCCGTGGTGGGCCAAGTCCGCGACTGGAGCTTCGAGATCAGCCGTGCTGAAATCGACGTGACCACCATCGGCCAAACCCCCGGTCAGTACGTGCCCTTCCGCACCTACATCAGCGGCTTCGGCGATGGCACTGGCACCGCAACGGTGTACATGACCAACGAAGATGCGGCCCTCTCGAACCGCATGATCCAGGACGTGCTCCAGCGTCAGCAAGATGGCGCCGCCTTCAAGCTGTACACCGACCGCGTTTTCAGCGGCGGCACCCTGAGCGAAACCCTCAGCCGCTCGATCTCCTTCGACGCCGTGCTGACTTCCGCCAGCCTGAACATCAACCCTGACGATGCCCAATCGGTCACCGTCAACTTCCGTCCCGCCGGCACCCCCACCTTCGACTTCAGCCAATCCTGATCCACCCGGATCCGACAACGCAGACTGCCCCAGGAAACTGGGGCTTTTTGCTGTCTATTCCGTTACAGTAGAGCAATCAACAAGCACTTTGTATGCCTGTTCCCGTTCGCGCCATTGACCGCCTCCGTAAGGCCGCCAACCTGGAGCCCAGCAAAAAGTCCGTGGATCTGTCCGACGGCAGCGTGTTTGAGATGTGGGTCAGCCCGCTGACGATGGCCGAGCGCGAACGCGCCCAAAAGCAGGCCAAGTCCGACGACGCCAACGCCTTCGCCTTGCAACTGCTTATCACCAAGGCCCTCGACGAGTCTGGCGCCAAGCTGTTTAGCGCCGGCGAAATCGACGTGCTGAAAAACGAGGTGAAGGACAAGGACCTGCAGGCTTTGATGCTGGCGATCCTGACGGATGACACCGATGCCGAGGCAATGGACCCAAAATCCTGAGCGCCGAACTCCGTAAGGACAACTGGCTCATGCTCCAGTTTGGCGTCGCCAAGGAACTGGGCAAGAGTCTGACCGAAGTTCGGACCACCATGACCGCCGAAGAACTACTCGGCTGGAGCGCCTACTTCCAAATCCTGAACGAGGACCAGGAAAAGGAGATGGAAAAAGCCAAACGCCGCCGCTAACCCCGGCGGCTTCTTTCTGCCGTAAACTGAAGTACCAGATAGTAGCGGCGCCGTGGCTTACAGAGCCGACATCGAAATTGCCGTAAAGGGCGCACAAGAACTCAAGCGTTTAGGTGATCAGGTAAACGCAACAGGCAAACTTGTCGATGGACTGAATACTTACCTAGAAAATATCGGCGCAGGTGGTGTAGTTCGTAATATAAATAACTTAAGTGAAAGTGTAGGTAAAGCTGCTGCTGTTCTCAATGAAGCCGCACTAGGCACAAAAGAAGCAACTATCGCAGCTAAAAATTATGTTATAGCTACCAAAGACCTTAATGACGGGCTTAGGGAAAAACTGGCGTTGCTGAAGCAAGTAAACGAGGCCGAACGCCAACAGCGCCTTAGTGCCGCTGGTATCCGCGAAACAACCCAATACGGCGGCCCCATCGGCCCCGGACCCGCTTCACCCGTAGGATCTCTTGTAGGACAAAAATCTCCAGTAGAAGAAAGAATCCGTCGAACTATAGACGCAAGACAAGATGAACTCGCACTGCAACAAGCTCTACTTGCTTTAGAGGAAAAGTCTGCAGCTGCTGCAAATAAAGAACTACAAGCACGTGGAGAAATCGCACGTTTAACGGCTCAAGGTGTAAATGCGGCCTCTTTCCGCGCTGCCCAAAGTGGCACACAATTAGCACTACCTGCTTTCCAAGAGCGGGGTCTCCAGCTGTTAGATGATTCTGTAAAACTTAACGAAAGTAGCCTACGTCTAGAACGAGCCCTGAACGGCGAACGGCAACGCGGCGTACGTTTCCTAGAGAAACAAACAGCGGAAGAACGTAGGCAAGTAGAACTAGGTATTTTAGGCACGCGTACCGGCGCGCTCTCTGGAACTGCACGAGCCGCTGGTGCTGTTCCCGCAGGCGGTTTTCCTGTTTCAGGTGCCTTAGAGAGTCCCGGTTTCCGTAAAACCCGACAAAGCGTAGGCAAATTCGGCGAGAACCTTGCTCTAGGTGCAGGTTTTCCTCTCTTATTTGGCGGAGGAGCTGGTTCTGTTGCGGGATCCGTACTGGGTTCGTTCGTAGGTCCCGGTTTTGGCGGTCAAATCCTCGGTGGTGCTCTGGGGCAGATTCTGGATCAAGCTGTACAAAAGGCAGGCCAGCTGGGTACAGCCTTGCAGAAACTTGACCTTACTGCGCTAGAAGAAAGCGGGATTCGTGTTAACGCAAACCTTGAAAATCAAGTTCGCCTTTTACTGCAAACAGGACAACTCACAGCAGCGCAAGTTGCTCTACAACAGCAGGTAACAGCTACCACAGGAGCACTACCTGGCACCGTAGAAGGCGTTAGCGATGCTGTCAACGTACTCAGCGTTGCCTGGAGCGAGTTCACGGCCGCAACAAGCGTAGCGTTGGGTATCTTGGCCGCTCCTTTTGCGGCTGCGCTTGGAGCCGTACTGGCACTAGTTAATACGCTTGTTAAAGGATTTAACGTAGCCGTCAGTGCACTTGGAGCTGCAATTAAAGTAACGGGAGAGTGGATAGTAAGTCTTGTAGCAGGAGACAATACACTTAAAAGTATCAACGATAGCCTTAAAGCTAATAATGCTGAAATTGAAAAAGCCCGCAGTGCTTATCTTCCTATTCTGTCGTCGTTGAACGGAGAGGTGCTTCTCAATCGAGATTTGTTAAATCTCGAAGCGCAAAAAACAGCAGCACGTACAGCCGCAGATAAACAGCGCAACGTTTCGCTCGATTACCAGCAAAGTCTGCTACGTATTAACGCGGAGTACGACCAAAAGATCCGAGAAGAAAACGAAAAAACTAGCGCAGCAAATAAAGTTCAAGTTGAGGAAGCAGTTAGGTTACTGAATGTACGGCGTGCCCAGTCTATAGAAGAAGCAAAAATTGCTGCTTCTATAGCGCGTACACGCGTAGTCGAAGAAGAGCGTACACGCTTAGCCCGCGAAGCAGAGCGTGCTGCTAAAGAAGCTGAACGCGCTAACAAAGAAGCCGCTCGTGCAGCGCAAGATAGAGCTAATGCTCTGTCTCAGATAGAGAAAGAGTACTACAACGATCAACTAAAAATAATCGCTTTGAACGTTCAGCAAGTTGAACTACAGGACGGTAACATCGCTGCGATGCAGCGACAACTAGATTTAATGCCGTCAGTGGCACGCATTCGTTCAGAAATTTTAACAATCGAACGAGATACTGCGCTAGTGGAAGCACAGCGTACAGGAACAGTCGCCGAAGCGACGCGTCTGTACGAGCAGAGGTTGCGTTTGCTGCAGTCCGAGCTAAATACAGAGGCAGCCATAACAGAACAGAAAAAAGCCCAAGCGGAAATTGAAAAGTTTTATCAACAAATCGGTTTAAACACAAGCCCCTTTGGAGCCGGCTTTGGTGCTTTCCGCTTAGATATAAATCTAGATCCAAACGATACAACGCAGCAAAAACTGGATGAACTCAAAACACAGTTAAAAGATTTAACGGATCCCATAAACACGGCTATTTCCGGTGCGGCTGCTATTGGAGATGCTTTTAGTAATTCCTTTAAAGGTATTGTTAGCGGCAGTATGACCGCCCGAGAAGCCTTGGCCGGTTTCTTCCAATCCGTAGCCGATCAGTTTTTAGATATGGCAGCACAAATTATCGCTAAGTGGCTGCAAATGACTATACTAAATAGTATTCTAAAACTGTTTCCTGGCGGTAGTTCGTTTACTGGTGGTACTAACTACAGCAGCTACTTGGGGTCTTCGGCCTTCAACCCGGCTGCATTTAGCATGGGACCCTTGATGGCAAACGGTGGCGTTTTTGCTCAAAACGGCATTATGCCGTTTGCCAAGGGTGGCATTGTCAACGGCCCGACGCTGTTCCCCTTTGCCAATGGCACCGGCCTGATGGGTGAAGCTGGCCCCGAGGCGATTATGCCGCTCCAGCGTGGAGCTAACGGCAAACTGGGCGTACTGGCAAGTGGTGGCGGTGGTAACGTCAGCGTGGTGGTTAATGTCGATGCAAGCGGCAGTAATGTAGAAGGCGATGCTGAGGACAGCAAACAGCTCGGTCGCGTGATCGCTGCCGCCATCCAGCAAGAGCTGGTCAAACAGA